CTGACACAGAGGTTTTTCCAAAACAGAAAGAATTAAAGGAAGATGACAAAGGAGAAATAAAACCAGGAAACTTTATAAACTTACCTTACTATAATAATGGTAACACAAAAAGATATGCAGTTGATAAAGATAATAACAAATTAGATATAGAAAAATTTATAGAAGTTGCTAATCAAAGCAAGATTGGTAAACAAGAATTAGAAAAATTAGTTGATGAAACATACAGAAATATATTAGTAGGCACAGATCCAGAGTTTGAAGATGGTCCACCTTGTCTAGCTTTGTGTTCAAAAAGAAAACTAGATGATGGTAGAGATAGGTTTATGTATAATTACATGGTTTTTGCTAAAAAAAAATACAAAGACAAATGGCCAGATAAAGTTGCAAAAGCAAACTATAGTTATTTAGAAGACCCATGGGACAAAACAAAATTAGACTCCAAGATAACTGCATGGAAAAAAGATACTGCAGGTCATACTTGTTATGAAGATCCAATACAAAGCAAGTGTATGCGTACACTTTGTTTTTCACGGCCATTTGGTGTTAAGTCAGACAGTATTACAATGTTTCCTGACATTACAGATTTTGAAATTATTACTTATGCAGAGCCAGAGTACAGATTTAATGTTTTACTTCCAGATGGTACTAAAGAAGGTGTTGTTGCAAACCATAGAAGATTTGTTACAAAACAAACAGAGTTATTAGATTTAATATGGGAACAAACAGGTATCTATCACGAGCCATTAAAACCAAAAGACTTTAGAGCAAAACTAACAGAAATTAGAAAAGGTTCTACTAAAATAGCACCTCCAGCTGGAACACAGGTAGAAGATAGATTAAATGAAGAGTTATATCAATATTGTGTTAATGGGCCACGTGCAAAAAACAGAATACAAATCAACAGTGGTTCTTGTTTAACAGAAGAAGGTCATCATTTTTTTAGGTTTAATTCTTTTATTGATCACTTAGGATCTAGTTGGAAAATACCAGAAGAGAGAATAGCACAAAAACTGAAAGACAAATGTCAGGTAGAGTTTAACCATTCACTAAATGTAGATGGTAAGACAGTAAAAGTCTGTAGATTAAAACAACTACACATAGATAAAATAGAATACAAACCAGTTGAGAGAAAAGAAAGTAATTATTAATGAGATACAAAGTAGTAGGTCCTCCAGGTACAGGTAAAACAAGAAGGTTATTAAACGAAGTACAAAAATATGTGGACAAAGGCATACCGTTAAATCGTATAGGTTATTTTGCTTTTACTCGTAAAGCTGCAGGTGAAGCAAGAAATAGATTTTTAAAAATTAAAACAGAACTTACAAAAAAAGATATAAAATATTTTCAAACACTACACTCGCTAGCTTTTAATAGATTAGGTCTTAAGGAAGAAAACGTTATGCAGGATCTTAACTACAAAGCAATAGGTGATAGTTGTGGTATACAAATTAAATATGCATCATATGAAACCAACAATTGGAATGGTATTTTTTCATCTGATAGTGAGTATCTAGGATTAATAAACTTAGCAAGAGTAAAACAAATATCTGTATTAGATCAATTAGATTTAAATGAACATTTATCTAAAATAGAAAGAGATAAATTAGATGCAATAGAAAAAGAAATTAACCACTATAAAAAAGTACATGGCCTTATTGACTTTACAGACATGATACAAAAATTTTTAGACACAAAAGATGTACCAGAGTTTGATGTTATATTTGTAGATGAAGCACAAGATTTGTCATTAATACAATGGTCTATGATAAATAAAATAGAACAAGATACAAAATGTGATGTGTGGGTAGCAGGAGATGATGACCAGGCTATATTTGGTTGGGCTGGCGCCGATGTAGATTCTTTTATTGACTATGATGCAACAGAAATACCACTAACAAAATCAGAAAGAGTTCCAAGTAGTATACAAAAAATTGCATTAGATGTCATTGACAGAATACAAGATAATAGAATTGACAAAGAATATTTTCCAAAGTCTGAATCTGGTGAGATTTATGAACGATATAAAATATCTGACATAGATATGTCTACAAGTGATTGGCTAATATTAACTAGAACTAAATCATTGTTAAAACCAATACCAACTTATTTAAAAAAGAAAGGTTTATTTTTTAATACAACACAAGGAAATAGTATTGGTAAAAGT